GTATGCAGCAACTTTAAAGAAAATATTTCTATCAAGTTTGTCATCCTTTGTAAGTGTGGATCTTGATTTCTTTCCATTTGGATAGAATACAACGGTTCCACCACAGAGAACATCACGCGTAGCACAATCAAGCGTAATTCCTGCCTGTGCGCCAAGCTGCTTTGTTGCCTGAATTACGTTATTATCAATTGCCGTCATGATCAACATATCTGATAATCCAATAAAGTGACCATACTGTGTTACCGTCGCTGTAATTGTTGTTACTTTTAATTTGCCCCCATCTGGTGTTACGCCCTCCTGCAATGGAGTTAATGCCGGTTCCAGATTGTCATACCGTCTAAACTCGATTGTTTTACCACCATTTCTTGGAATAGGATATTTATCTGCAAATTGATCATAAACAAGTTCCGGTCCTGCAATATCGATCAAGTAATCACTGTAGAATGTTTTCATCTCCGGTGATAAATCTGCTGTTCCAGTAGTCTGTAAATTCATTTCTGAAAACAGCTGTAACTTTAATAATAAACATCTTGCTTCTTTTACTTTCATATTTGTCCTCCTGTTATGTTCAAGGCTTACCAATTAATTATTTCGCCTCTTAAAGCCCTTCGCGCAATTTCTGCCCTATCTTCTTTTGTTAATTGAGATACATTTGCTTTTACAATTGCACCCGGCTGAGAATTGACAGCTCCTTCTACCGGCCGTGCCGCCCTTGCCTGAATATTCTTGGCAACCTGACTGCTCACATTTTTTGCTGTGGCCGCCATGGCACCTCCGAGCATTTCATCAAAATGCACTGCTTTGTATGCTGCTTCCACAGAAACACCATTCTGAAGCATCTTACAGAAATCCGGATTCTGTGTTTCCTCCTCAAAAGAGAAGTCAGAAAGACCGTATTTTTCTTTCAGTTCCTCCCCCTGCTGCATCCATTCCTGATATGTTCTCTCGCCCTGCTGTCTGGCTTCCAACTGCTGCAATGCCTGTCTCATATATTCATTATCTGATTCCATCTTCCGGTACTCTTTGTACTGTTCCACTGACATTCCTTTTTTGGCAGCTTCGTCCTGGAAAATAGAGTCATCGTCCTGAATAGCCTTTGTGAGTGCATCAATATCACTTGCATCTACACCATACTTTCTGGACATCATATCGATGATTGGCTGCATCTTTGCATTTTGTTCCTGCAATACCTTGGTATCTCCGATACGTCCCTGTACAATCTTCTGTACACGACTATTAAATTCATCTTTATAATCGCCTTTGATCATGTTTTCAAACTGTACGGATCTTTCCTCGGTTTCTTTTGTTGTGACTGTCTTTTCTGCGCCTGGCAGCTTCGTTTGTGCTGAGTAGTCGTCACTCGCATCCTGCTTTCCGTATACTACATTCTGCAGGTTATTACCTTTACGACCTTTTACTGTTGGGGTAGCGACTCCCTGTGTGTTTTCTGCTGTTGTACCTTCTCCTGCTGATGTGCCAGCGCTTGCTCCATCATCAAATGTCTGAAGGTTTAATAATAATTTTCTCATTTTTTCTATCGTTCCTTTCCGACGTGTCAGAGGATCATTCCTCGTTGTGCTCACTATAATTTATTCTAAAAAACCTGTGCCCCCCTTTTTAGGGAAATATTTTCAGAATAATTTTGTTGTAAAGCTTCAAAGCCTGTTAAAATTGTCTCGTATGCAGTGTTTACGGCATTATTTCCACCAGAAAATTCTATAAAAAGTTTTCCGTTATCTTCCTCATACACCACATTATTTACCTGTTTTCTTTCTTTCAGGATAAGCAGCTCGTTAATCCATGTGTACCCAAGTATCGATACCGCGGCACACACGATATCATTACCGTATGCGCCGTATCCTGCGTGTCCCTC